ACGCCACGAACGCCGCCAAGCTCGGCCCGCTCGGCTACGTCGCATCACCGACGAGTGCGTGGACGACGGGGCAACGCATCAGGGTGAGCGGCTTCTCGTTCTTCTGGAACGGGACCGCGTGGACAGCAGGGAGCGCACCATGACCGACGAGAACGAAGTCGAGGTCGAGGAGTCGACGTACGTGGACCCGACCGTCGAAGTGTTTGAGCGTGAAGCGGCAGCAGCCGCCGAAGCCGAAGATGTCGACGAGCTCGAGTACACGGACCCGACTGTCGACGTGTTCGACAACGCGGCAGCGAACGCCGAGGACTCCGCTGGCGGGTCGCCGGTCGACTCGCCGCAGTCGTATTCGATCCCGGCGATCCAAGACTGGGTCGCTGATCATCCCGATGACGCTGAGGCGATCCTCGACGCCGAAGAAGCACGAGGCAAGCAGGCACGCAGCTCGCTCGTGTCGTGGCTTGAGTCGCGGATCGACTGACCGGCACCACGTAGGCTCGGCGACATGACCGCCGTCGAGAACGAAGTGTCGCCGTCGTGCGAGGACTGGCCGATCGCTTGGGCGTGCGATACCGGCGACGTTGATCCCGAGCTGCTCGTGCTCGCCGAGGACGGCGCACGGTCGATCCTGTGGGCGTACGGCGGTCGCAACGTCGGTCGCTGCACGTTCACCGAGGGCTACTACCCGGGTTGCGATGCGTGCCCCGGTGCCCCGTACAAGACGGCGAGCGGCCAGTGGCGCAACGGTGGCGGGGCGCACGACTGCTGCCGCATCCTGCTCGTGCGCCAGCCGGTCGCTTCGATCGAAGCCGTGACCGTGAACGGCGAGCTGCTCGACCCAGCGGCCTACACGACGGACGGGGCCTGGCTCCGTCGCAACGGCGAGTGCTGGCCGTGCGGCGGCGACGACTGCTCGGCACCACCCGTGGTCGTCACGTACACGGCTGGACGCCCGCTCCCGGCGTTCACCCCGGCTGCGATGGGCGAAGTCGCATGCGAGGTGCTGTACGGCCTCCAAGGCGCAGCGTGCAAGCTGCCGTCCCGAGCCGTCTCGGTGACCCGCCAGGGCGTCACGGTGCAGCTCGCCGCGGCCGACGACCTCGCCGGACGCAACCGTCTCGGCCTGCCGATCGCCGATGCGTGGATCACGATCATGAATCCCGGTGGGCTACAGGCGGCGTCGCGCGTCTACTCGCCGGACCTCGCTCGACGAGGCTCGTAGTGGAGCAGACAGCGGCAACGGTCTGCGAGGCCGTCAGGGCGTACGTCGCCGACCGGTTGACGGCGTGCGGGTTCGTGATCTCGACCACGTACGTCGGTGCCGGTCTGATCGCTTGGGACGACTGCTGCGGGATGCTCGTCGTGGTCCCCGAACGCATCTACCGGAGCGCGGTGTGGCCGATCGAAGGACCGGACCAGAACGGCTGCTACGAGGGCCTTGCGGCGATCCAGATGACGGCCCTGTGGTTGTCGTGCATGCCGACCGTGGACGACCGTGGCAGGCCGCCAACGGTGAAGGCGATGACGGCGGCGTACACCGAGTTCTTGAACGCTGCGGCGGTCGTGTGGAATGCCCTCACGGAGCTGCCGTGGGAGTGGGAGACGACCGGCCTCAACCAGACGTTCCTCGGGACCGAGGGCGGATGCATCGGTGTCGAGACGCGGCTCACGGTCGGGATCGACGAAGACCAGTGGTGCGTGGCGAGCTGCCCGTGAAACACTTGCGGCCATGACGTTCAAGCTGATGCCTCGTGGCGCGGTGTGGCCGCACGAGCTGCCGTCGAACATGAACGGCACGCCACGCCCGCTGCTGCGTCCCGGTCGACCGTGGCTGACGATCCACTACACGGGCGGCGGTACGTGGCTCGACCCCGGCGACACACCGAGCGAGATGCGAGCGATTCAGGATTACGCCGCAGGGCCAGGCAAGGCGACCCCGTGGGAATACAACTGGGTGATCGACGGTCAGGGCGTCATCTGGGAGTACGCAGGCGACTACCGGGCGGCGCACTCGGGCGGCGAGAACGACGACGCCATCGGTGTGCTGCTGCTCGTCGGTTTCAAGGGGAAGTATCCGGACGGCATCGAGTACTGGGAGCACCCACCGACCGCGATGATCACCGCGGTACGTCAGCTCCGGTTCGTCCTCGTCGAGCGGGGCATGCTCGCCGCCGACCACAAGATGCTGCCGCACAAGGAGATGCCAGGCGCAGCGACCGCATGTCCCGGCCAGGCCGTGATGGCAGCATGGACGTTGCTCACCGCCCCGTGGACGACCACGCCACCAGCAGTAGGAGATGATGAGATGTACCTTGCATACCTCGACGACGGAACCGTCTGCGTTGTCGGCTCGGCCGTGCGGCCCGTGTCGAGCGAGGAGATCGAACCGGGCGGCATCCTCGCCGGTCTGCCCCGCGTCACGCCGGACCCCGGCTCCAACCAGCACTACTGGTTGCGCATGGGAGTCGACGAGTACATCCGTCGCGTGCAAGGTGATGGGTGACGGGCGCGAACCTGTCGGCGATCCCGACCATGTCGGTCCGAGGATCGCGCCGCGCTGGTTCGACGTGGTACGCCAGGTCGTCATCTTCGTGCTCGGCGTCTGGCTGATCGTGTTCGCCGCAACGACGACCGGCCACGACCTGCCGTTCATCGTCACCGGCCTCGTGCTGCTCGGGATGATCCCGATGGAACGCGCGATGCGGCGGCGAGACTAGGTCGCAATGGCAACGGTCGAAGTCCGAGTCGTTCACTACCCCGATGTCGTCGAGCACATCACCAGCTCGCCGCAGGGCGACGTGATGCAAGACCTCCTCAAGCGCGGCAACCGGGTCCTCAACGCCGCACGCCGACTGTGCCCCGTCAACACGGGCCAGCTCCGAGCCTCGCTGTACATGGAGGCCGTGACGATGGACGGCGGGCCAGCGGTACGCATCGGATCGAACCTCGACTATGCGACCTACGTCCACGAGGGCCACGGCGACATCTACCCGGTGTCGGCGAAGATCCTGGCCTGGCCTGGCATCAACAACTCGGGCAAGGGATCGAGGCGCTACCGGGGCGGGGCAACCTCGGGATACGTGTTCGCCCACCACGTCCGACCCGTCGCCGGGCAACCGTTCCTGCTCAATGCGCTCGACGCCGCCCGATAGGGGCCTACGTGCGCCCCTGGCGGCCTCCACGGGTTCGCCGGGGCACTTGGGCCATCCGGCCTGGTTCCCCTGATAGATCGCAGCAGGGGCCGACCAAGGTGTCACCGGGGCTAGGCCCGCCTACGATTATCCCCGTGAACGCAATCCCCACCCCGAGCCGCCGAGTCGTGTTCGTGATCCCCTGCTCGGCAGGCAAGGCCGACGAGGCCCGCCCCGCCGCCGAGCTGTACACGTCGGTGTTCTTCGGTCAGGCGCTCGCCGCGGCCCGCTCCGAGGTCGCCGACGCCGACATCCTCGTCCTGTCGGCCCGCCACGGCCTGCTGGCACTCGACGACGAGGTCGCCCCGTACGACACGAAGATGGGCGACGCCGGTTGCGTGGACGTGTCGAAGCTGGCAGCGCAAGCGATCGGTCGAGGCCTGGTCGACGCCGACGTGTACGCCCTGCTCCCGGCGAGCTACTTCGCTCGGCTCGACGAGGCCCTGCGGATCTTCGACACGTACGCCACCCCCGTGTACGAAGCGACTGGCGGGATCGGCGACCAGAAGCACGTGTGCTCGGTGCTGGCAGCTCGGGACGCCGCCTGATCCCACGAGCCGCCCAGACCCGCTACGTGCGCCCCTGCTGCGAGCAATCGCCAGCCGGGGCGCCTTATGCGTTTTGGGGGTGGGTCGCCAGCAGATCGCAACGTAGCGCCTCTCGCCCACGTTGCCGGGTCGAGGCGAGGTCCGGCTAGGGTCGAGGCTATGGCTCGCTATGAGTTCGGCCGGTCGCTCGACGACCCCGACACCCTCGTCATCCAAGGCAGGGAGTACACGATGATGCCGATTGGCGTCCGCGTGATGCGCTCGGTCCTCACCAAGCGGCGGGCGCTCGTCGCCGACCTCGCCTCGACCGATGTCGAACGCCAGGCGGAAGCGAGCGACGAGATGCTGTCGCTGATGCTCGACCTGATCGTCTCGGCAGTGGTCCCCGACGAACGGGAGCAGCTCCGCACGCAGCTCGACGAGTCGGTCGGCGCTGTGCTGGTCGGCGAGATCGCCGGGGCGTTGCTCGGCAACTTGAGCGACCTGAACCCTACTCAGCCGGGGTCGTCCTCCAATGGATCGACGCCAACTGGTCGGACTTCGACGGTTGGTGCGGTGCCCGCGGAGTCGACCCCGGCGAGCTGAGCGCACGACGAGCCGTCAACCTGTACCTGTTCTCGCTGCGCGAGTGGGCTGACGAGGAACGCAGCGAGGAGATCGAAGCGGCGCTGATGCCACCGAACCAGATGGACTCGATGCGCAAGGTGCCGGTGTGGTGGAAGGACGACGAGGACGCCTGGTCATCGTTCGCTGCGGCGACGAGGGTCTAGCCTGCTGCGGTGGCCGGTCAGACAATCGCAGAGGCGTTCGTTGCGATCAAACCGGACTTCGACCAGATGGAGCGGGCGCTCAAGAACGTCGACTTCTCGCCGGTCGTGGCCGACGCCAACCGTGCTGGCGAGAAGGTCGAGAAGGAATTCAAGGAAGCAGGCGACAAGTCCGAGGGCCACCTCAAGTCGCTCGGCGGCAAGATCGCCGGGATCGGATCGCTGCTCGCCGGTGCCGGACTCGGCATGTTCCTCAAAGGGGCGACCGAGGACGCTGCGTCGGCGAACGCCGTCCTAGAGACGACCCGCCAGCTCGTCGAGACGACCGGAGGCGCAGCAGGCCGTAGCGCCGACCAGATCGCCGACATGGCGTCGAAGATGTCGTTCAAGATCGGGATCGACGACGACGACATTCTCGCCGCCTCGGACGTGATGCTGACGTTCAAGAACGTCTCGGGCGACACGTTCGATCAAGCGATGGCGTCGGCTGCCGACATGAGCGCCGTGTTCGGCCAGGACTTGACCGCCTCGGCCACGCAGCTCGGCAAGGCGCTCAACGATCCGATCGCAGGCGTGTCGGCACTCGGCAGGGTCGGCGTGCAGTTCACCGACGCGCAGAAGGACCAGATTGCGGCGATGATGGAAGCCGGTGATGTCGCCGGGGCGCAGGGCATCATCATGAACGAAGTCGCCAACGAAGTCGGCGGTGCTGCCGAGGCGTCGGCGACCGGGGCGCAGAAGATCGGCGTTGCGTGGGGCGAGGTCAAGGAGTCGGTCGGTGGCGGACTCGCTGGCGCGGTCGAGGGGTTCGCCCCGGCGATTATGGATGCGCTCGGCTCGATCCAAGAACCGCTCGCCGCGGTGGGCGACAGGCTCGGCGAGTCGCTCGGCACCCTGGTCGAAGCGATCGGTCCCGCCCTGGCCCCGCTCGCCGAGAGCATCGGTTCGATCCTCGGCGTGGTCGGCCTCGCCTTCCAAGCGTTGACGCCGCTCGTGCAACCGTTGGTCGGCATCATCCAACTGCTCGTCAACGTCCTGGCGAACGGACTCGGCGCAGCGATCACCGCGCTGATGCCAACGTTCCAGATCCTCGGCCAGGTCATCACGACCCTGCTCGACATCCTCGGTCCCGTCTTCATGGGCATCATCGAGTCGGTCGCCGATGCGTTCGACCAGATGGGTCCGGTCATCACCGAGATCGCCGGGCAGCTCGGCGGCGTTCTCATCACCGCCGTCACCGCGCTCGCCCCGCTACTCGAGACGGTCGGCGAAGTCCTCGGTGCGATCCTCCCGCTCTTCATGGACCTCGTCGGCGTGATCGCTGGCGCGGTCCTCGACGCCCTCGGCGAGCTGCTCCCAGTCGTCGCCGATGTCGCAACGATGCTGGTCGACTCGCTCGCCCCGATCCTGCCCGTGGTCATGAAAGCGTTCGTCAAGCTCGTGTCGGCGATCGCCCCGATCCTGCCGGTGCTCGCCGACCTCGTCGGGATGCTCGTCGAGCAGCTCGCCCCGTTCCTCCCACCGATCATCGACCTCATCGGCAAGGTCGCCACCGTCCTGCTCGACGCACTCGGCGGGGCCGTCGCAGCGATCCTCCCGCCGCTCGTCGACCTCGTGAAGAACGTGCTGGCCGCGCTGATGCCGATCCTGCCGATCCTCGCCGACGCCTTCCTCCAGATACTCGACGCCCTGTTGCCGTTGCTCCCGGCGCTCATCCAGATCGTGACGGTCGCCCTGCCTCCGCTCGTCGAGCTGCTCAACCTCGTGCTGCCACCGATCGCCGAGCTGATCACGTTGCTCGTGTCGGGCCTCGTGCCGATCCTGACGACCGTCATCACGTTCATCGCCGACGTGGTGACCGCCATCGCCAACTGGGTCGCCAACATGATCGAGACGCCATCGAAGATCGGCGAGGCGATCGGCGCGATCATCGACTGGTTCAACCAACTGCCGGGGTTGATCGGTGGGGCGATCGCCGACGCTGCGCTCGCCGTGTGGAACTGGGTCACCGATCTGGGCGGCAAGGTCAAGACCGCCATCGGTCAATTCATCACGGACGCCGTCCAATTCTTCATCGACCTGCCAGGCAAGATTCTCGGTGCGATCAGCTCGCTGGCGTCGTCCGTTGCGGGCGTGTTCGGCGGCATCTGGAGCGCGGTCACGACCAAGCTCGACGAGCTGTGGACGAACATCTCGACGTTCTACGGGGCGCTCCCCGGCAAGATCGTGACGGCGATCGGCGACGTGGCCGGATCGGTCGCCGGGGTGTTCGGCAACATCTGGTCATCGGTGACGACCAAGCTCGACGAGTTGTGGACGAACATCAGCGGCTTCTTCTCGGGCCTGCCTGCCAAGATCGTCGGGGCGTTGGAGGGCATCGGCGGGGCGTTGGCCAGCGGCATCAAGGGTGCGTTCAAGACGGCGTGGAACTCGATGATCGGTTTCCTGCCCGAGTTCTCGTACGACATTCCCGGCCCGCTCGGCAAGATCGGGTTCTCGCTCGACTTCCTCAAGCTCGCCAACGGCGCGATCCTCGACGGGCCGACCGCAATGATCGGTGGCGAAGCCGGACGAGAAGCCGTCATCCCGATCACCAGGCCTGCTCGCGCGTTGCAGCTGATGAACGCCACGGGCCTCACCGACCTCGCCCAGTCGCAAGCAGGCGGGCGTTCCATGGTCAACATCGAGCACGCCACATTCGCCGACGCAACGGACGCCGACCTCGTCGCGCAACGCACCGTGTCAGCGCTCGCAGCAATGGCCCTGTCGTAGGATCGCCGCCGTGGAGCTAAGCCTGTACGACGCATCGCTCGGAACGCTCGACCTCGGCTGCTACCCGTACGTCGTCACCAGCTTGCAGATCGGATCGCCAGCCGTGCGTCCCGTGGCCCGCAACCGGGCGCTCGCAGATGGCGCATTCGACGACACGAAGTACATCGGCGGGCGTGCCGTCACCGCGACCCTGGCGCTCAACAACCGCGGCGCATCGTGCGGCGGGGCAGCGTCCGACATGCAAACCCTCATCGACCAGGTCGTCCCGTACATGAGTCCACGCCTCCGACCGTCGCTCACCTACCAGCTCCCAGGCGCACCAGAGGCCCGCTCGATGATCGTGCGTGGCGAGTCGTGGCCCGTCGCTCTCGACGGCCCCAAGTATCCGACCCTGCCGCTGCAATGGGTGTGCCCGACCGGCGAGATTTTCTCCGGTGCCGCAGGCGAGCAGAACTGCGAAACGATCGTCCCGTCTGCCGACACCGAGCAGGGCCGCACGTATGATCTCGTGTTCGACCGTTCCTACCCGGCGTCGGCGCAGATCGGTGGGCGCATCATCCACAACACGGGCAACGCCACCGCCCACTGGACGCTGACCCTGTTCGGCGTTGCGACCAATCCGACGTTCACGATCAACGGTGTCCTCGTCGCGTTCAACCGCAACGGCGGCCTCACATTGAACATCGGCCAGAACGTTGTGATCGACACGAGGACACGCACGATCCTGCTCAACGGCGACCCGGCGTCGTCGCGTTACGACCGCACGAACTACGACCAGTGGTCGTGGGACCAGTTGCGTCTCGTGCCTGGCGACAACACGGTCGTGTTCGGCGGCACGAGCCTCGGCCTGACGGCAACAGCACAGCTCTGCTGGCGACCAACCTGGATGGCGTGACATGCCCGAGACGCTGACGATCGGCGTTGGCCCGTCCACGGGCAGCATCGCAGTGCAGGAGGTCACGTTCTTCGACGCCCTGCGTCTCTCGTTCAACCTCGACACGGGCGACACGCTGTCGTTCACGGTGCCAGCGTTCTCGCCAGAGGCCGTCTATCTCGACGAGCTGGCGTCGGACATCTGGGCCAGTGGGATCGTCCGCCAGCGCTACCGGGTCATCGACCTCTCGCAAGCGTGGGACGAGGACGGCAACGACCAGATCGCCGTCACCGCCGTGTCGTACAAGCGTCTCCTGTCGGCCCGTCACCTGCGGTCCAACATGGACTTCGGACCGACCCCGCTGGTCGAGCAGGGCGACATCTTGTGGGGCCTCGTCGCTCACACGCAGGCAGCGGTCGGCGGCAACTGGGGCATCACCAAGGGCGCAACGGCGACCGGCCAGCTCCGTGAACGCCACTACCTCGCCGGGGAGAACATCGGCGACCTGTGCGCCAAGATGGCGGCGGTCATCAACGGCTGCTGGTACGGGATCGACGCCGACCTGATCTTCACGGCGAAGCTCCCGGCAACGTTCCGGCATCAGGCGATGCCGTTGCAGCTCGGCGTCACCGCCCGCAAGCTCGCCCGCAAAGGCGCAGCCGACAAGTTCGCCAACGCGGTCCTCGCCACGGGCGACAACATCTCGACCTCGCCGGTGTGGGCCGAGACGCCAGCGCTCGCCGCCGACCCTCGTGGCCGATGGGAGAACGTGTCGTCGCATCCGTCCGTGATCGTGCAGTCGACGTTGACCGAGATGGCGCAGGGCGACCTCGCCTCGGCCCAAACCCCGACCGCGACGTGGACCGCCGAGATCGAACCTGACCGCTGGATCGCCGACTCGACGTACACGCCTGGCGACTTCGTTGTCGCCCTGACCCCGTTGACGCTCGCCGCGCCGATCGGTTCGCCAGCATCGGCGTTCCTGCTGCAAGTGATCGAGACGACAGCGACGTACACGGCAGACGGGGCGCTCTCGGTCAGCCTCACCGCGGTCGAGTTGTCGACCATCGACTTGCACGGCGGCAGCGCCCGTGTCGGCACCGCACGGGTCGGCGTCGCCCGAGTCGGCGCATCGTAAAGGAGGAGCAATGGCCACGCCCACCGCGCCAGCGAACCTGGCAACCAACGACATCATCGACGAGCTGTGGGTCGACGCGGTCACGGTCAACCTCGTGGCGCTCGCCGTCACGGCATGGACGGCGATCACGTTCTCTGGGGCGTGGGTCAATCAGGGCGGAGCATTCCAGACCTGCCAGTACCGCAAGGAGGGCGATCGGGTCTACCTGCGAGGTTCGGCGAAGTCTGGTGCGATCGGCCCGCTCGGCGTGCTGCCCGCAGGGTTCCGGCCACCGGCCAACCTGATTCATCACACCGATGCGACCAACGCTCACTCCCGAGTGGACATTCAGCTCGACGGGACCATCTACGTGCAGACCGGGACGCTGACCGGCTGGTTGTCGCTCGACGGCATCTCGTTCTCGACGGTCGCATGAGCAGAGGGCACACTTCCCCCGTCGACGAGCTGGCATCGGTCATCGCCGAGACGCAGGCGCGCGTCGCCGGTCTGGAACGCACCACGCACCTGCATATCGGTGGGACGGGCGGCGGCGGTGGAGGCGAGGTCGTCACCGCTGGCGCTGGCCTGACCAAGACCGGCACGACGATTGATGTGGTCGGCGACTCGACGATGAGCGTCACCGCCGACCAGCTCGGCGTGATCAACGATGGCATCACCAACTTGAAGCTCGCCAACATGCCGACCCTCACCTTGAAGGGCAACAACACCGGGGCGACCGCCGATCCGAAAGACCTCACCGTCGCCGAGGTCAATGCGATGCTCGGCCTCTCCGCTGGCGGCGATGAAGTCTGGGTCGGCCCTCTCGACCCTGGCACCGGGGTCGGCTACGAGATGTGGTACGACTCCGACGCAGTCTCGCCGTTGGCGAACGACGCACGATGGAACACGGCGTGGGGCGTCGTCGGTGTGACGCCGTTGATCACCGTCGACCAGACCGGCATCGGCCTGACGTTGACGAACCTCACCGGGTACGCCATGCCGTTCACCGCGGTCGCGAACCGGGTCTATCGGGTGACGTGGTTGTTCGCTGCGGCGCAGATCGGCGGGGCAGGCAACCAGACCTTCCGGCTGCTCGACGGCGGCGTGTCGCTCGGCGACATCGAGACGCAGAACTCGTTGATCAGCGTCCAGAATTCGTTGCGCACGATCGGCGGCGGTCGAGAGCTCACCGACCTCGCCGCGGGTGCCCACAACCTGACGATCGCCGGGGTCTGCTCCACCGGGACGATCTCGATCTACAACGCCACGATCAACGGGCGCATGGCGGTCATCGACATCGGTCCGGTCGCTGGCGTGATCCCGTCGATCCCTGGCGGCAACATGTACGGCTTGGAGGCCATCCGGCCTGCCGTGTCGACGGTGGTTCCCGGTTCGCACTTCTACGCCACCGACACGTTCCGCGAGTGGTTGAGCGACGGCACGAGATGGGTGCAGGTCGCCGGGGTGATGCCACGCTTCCGGCTGATCGGTGGAGGCTCGGGCCAGTCGCTCCCGTCCGGTTGGAACAACTGCACGTGGGCCACGGGCACCCCGACCGATCCGATGGCGTTGACGAGCGGCGGCGTGTTCACGTGCCCCGCTTCGCATCCCGGTCGCTGGCGCTTCGACTACACGATCGACATTCAGGCGTGGAACGCAGGCTTCCGGCAGGCGACGTTGCAGGCGCAACCCGGCTCGGTCAACTTCGCATACCAGTCGACGACCGCGGTGTCGGCAACGATCGCCAACTACTTCACCGGCTCGGCCGAGTACGTGCTCACGGCAGGGCAGACCGTGCGGGCGATGGCCTACCAGGACGCCGGGACGCTCGCCGCGAACAGCAACGCCCTGTCGTACTTCCAAGGCCAGTTTGTGGGACCGGTCTGATGGGCGTCCTCTACGTCAACGTGGGCGGCTCGTGGGTGCCGGTCGGTGGCGGCACGACCGACGAGGTCGCTATCGGCCCCGACGACCCGGTCGCAGCGAACCCGAACGTCGAGCTGTGGTATGACACCGATGCGCCGTCTGCTGGGGCGTCGCTGTACGCCAACCGCAACCTCCTCGACAACGGGCAGCACTCGGTCAACCAGCGACAAGTCGGCAACATCGTGATCGGTTCGGCGACGTTCCTCGCGGACCGATGGATGGGCTACGACACCGGGGTCGGCACGGCGTACTTCTACTGGTCGACTGCCGCGGCGTTCGGCGTGTTCCCACCGGCAGGCCGACCTCGACCCGGCAACATCTTGGCGGTCCAGATGAACGTGGCCGAGGCCGCTGCGGCGTTGTCGGCTGGCGACTGGATCTACGTGCGCCAAGGCATCGAGGGCCAGTTCCTCCAACACCTCAACTGGGGCAGCGCCGACCCTCGACCGCTCGTCCTGTCCGTCGACGTGTACTCGCCGATCGCCACGACCTATGTCGTCGAGCTGGAACGCTTGGAGGCGACCGCACGATCCATCTCCAAGCTGCTCCCAGTCCCGGCTGGCTTCTCCACCCAAGTCCTGACGTTCCCCGGCGACTCGACCACGCCGATCACGAACGACAACGCCTCCCGTCTGTCGCTGAACTTCTGGCTCACCGCAGGCTCGTCGTGGACCTCGGGCGCGCTCAACACGTCATGGAACAACCGGGTCGACATCAACCGGGCTGGCGGCATCTCCAACGCATGGCAGGCCACCGTCTCGCAGCCGGTGGCGTTCACGAATGTCCAACTCGAGATCGGCACGACGCCGACGCCGTACGAGGTCCGCCCGTTCGATCAGGAGCTGGCGAAGGCGATGCGCTACTACGAGAAGTCGTATCCGTATGCGACGATCCCCGGCTCCAACGCTGGTGGCATCGGGGCGGCTGCGGCCAACGTGTTCGACGGGTCGGTCCCGACTCGTTTGCAGATGACCGGTGTCGACTTCCGAGTGACGAAACGGATCGCCCCGCTCACCTACCAGGCAGCCTGGACGTTGGACGGCACGCTCGGCTACATCGCTCCGTACAACGCCCCGGCGACCAAGCTGCAAGTCGGCACCTACGGTACGCACGGCGATCGCCAATGGGCCGCCGACTACATGACGCTCAACGTCAGCGGTGCGACCAACACGTACTACCAGTTCCACTGGGCAGGAGGATGCGAGATCTGATGGGCGTTCTGCGTGCTCGTGTGGGCGGGCAATGGGTCGACATCGGCGGAGCTACGGACGCCGTGTGGGTCGACACGGCCGCCCCGGCCGACCCGAATGTCGAGCTGTGGTACGACACGGACGCCCCGGCGAACGGGCCACCGGTCACGTCCAAGGTGTACAGCAAGACGATGACGCCGACCACGGTCAACTCGGGAGGCGCGGGCTATGCCGACTGGTTCACGATCGACGCTGCGGTGCCGGTGCCAGCGTGGGCGACCCGTTTCCGGATCGTGTTGATGATGAGCTACCTGCTGTACCAGACGGCGGGCGGCAACATCTACGGCGTGCGTGTCGCGCTCGGTGGCGCGGTCGGGGCGGGATGGAACTTCGACGACAGCAGCAAGTCGCACTTCGACATCAACCTCACCGACAACATGGCCGTTGTCGCGCCAGGCACGAACCAGGTCCTCAAGGTGCAGGCCTCTCGGATCGCCGGGACGGGCACATGGTCGTGCGGCACGTTCGGCTCCACGGTCGGCGCAACGATCGACTGGCTGGCCTGATGGGCGTCCTGCGAGTCAAGGTCAACGGGCAATGGATCGACATCGGGTCCGGCGCGCCATCGGCCGGTGCGGTGTACGGCGTCAACCACTACGTTGCGCAGCTCGGCCCGTCGACCGTGATCCCGTCCGGCACGCCGGTCGTGTTGGGAACGATCAACATGCCCGCCTCGCCCGCAGGGACGCTGCTCGACATCGGCTGGGTCGGCTACATGAACCAGGGCACGGGCGGCACCGGCTCGACGTTCCTCACCGTGCGAGTCAACGGCGTCGACCAGTACCCGACCGTGGTGGTCGGTGACCGGGTCCAGTTGGAGTCGTACTGCGGTCGCTGCCTCGCTGCGGCCCCGGCGAACGTCGCCTACACGGTCACGCTCGTCGGGGTGAAGGCGTCGGCCGGTGGCACCATCCAAGCGCAGGGCAGCAACACGCTCCTAACCGTCGTGTCGTACCGGCCGTGATCTAGGCTGCGAGGCCATGACCAAGGAGACGCCCGTCTGGTTGCAAGGCGGCACGTATCCCGCTCGCCTCGACCGCTACTTCGTCGAGGAAGTCATGCGCCGCCAGAACCGGGTCTTCCGTGGCCTGCTCGTCTCGCAGCGGGCCGGTGGGGCCACGCAAGGGATCGACGTGTCGGCGGGGTCGTGCGCGATCCTCGGCACGTCCCAAGCGGACCAGGGCATGTACTTCATGCGGTCGACCGCGGTCGAGCAGATCGGTCCCGGCGCTGCGTTCCCACCGACGCCAGGGGCGAACCGAACCGACACGGTCATCGCCCACGTCAACGACCCGCAAGCAGGCGGCGCGGCGGGCAACAACTGGACGATCGAAGTGATCCCCGGTGGCACTTCGCTGCCGACCAACTGCCTCGTGTTGGCAACCATCGCACGCACTCCATCCGAACCGTCGATCCTCAACGCTGCGATCACCGACATGCGCCCTCTCGGCGAGTGGGCATGGACCGTGAGCACGGCTGCGCCAGGGTCGACACGAGGCGTGCCTGGCGACCTGTGGGTCGTCTGCCCGTAGCCGATGCCGTACGCACCGGGGAAGTCGATCTATGGGTTTCCGAAGGAAACGGACGGGTCGCTCGCGCGGCTCGCCGCGGCGTTCCACGCGGTCAAGCCAGGGGCCACCCTGTACTCCCCGGCGACGTACGTGTACCAGTGGTGCTCGACCGGATGGGAACTCGTGTGGGGCGCGACCGTCAACCCGCCCACGAGCGTCACCGCCGCCTACGTTGCGGCTGGCACCAAGGTCACCGTCTCGTGGGCCGCTCCGGTGCCGAACCTGGCCACGTCGTACACGGTGCGCCGCTCCGATGGCCTGATCGTCGCGCAAGGCGTGACGGCCCTCACGGTCGATGACGATGCGGCGCTGCTCGGCTCGTCGTCGTACACGGTCGAGGCGGTCAGCGGTTCGGTCGTGTCGACCAGGACGGCGAGCAACACGGTCACGGTCGACATGCTTCCGGCGACCGCTACCGCGACCGTGGCGGGCGAAACGATTGTCGTGTCGTGGACCCCGAACGTTGCGCAGGGCGAACCCGACCAGTGGCGGATCTACAACGCCACGGACGGCGGCTGGCTCTCGGGTCTGCTGCCAGGCTCGCAACGATCGTTCACGACGGTGGCGATGACGCCGGGTCGCACGTTCACGGTCGGCGTCTACCCGTACCTGTCGGGCGCTCAGGGCAACGGGCGCAACACGAACACGGTCGGCATCATCCCCCGTCCGACGCAACCGCAGTCGTTGGTGGCGTCGGGCATCTCCAACCTGGCCTACACGTTCAACGGACCTGCTGCCGGGGTCGCCACGAGCTACGACCTCGACTACTACATCTCGTCGTGGGTGCCGTGGAAGTACGGCATCACCAGCGGTGGCCCGCACAACCTCGGCACGACCTCGTGCGCCTACGTGCGCTCTCGGACCAACGCGCCAGGCGGCACCTCGGCGTGGACGCAGACGGGTCCGACGTGCCCCGTGAACGACGTGACCGGCCCGCCGTCGACCGCCGTGTCGGTCGGCGCATGGGACATCGGCCAGGCGGCCCTCAACGTCTCGTGGCCGTCGCACTACGACTCGTCGGGCAACGGGATCACCCGCTTGCAGTACTCGATCAATGGCGGCGGCTGGACCGAGCAGAACGTCGTCTATCCGGCTGGCCCCGCATGGTCGGGTTTGACTGGCGGGTTCGGTCGAGGCGTCCAAGTCAGCTTCCGGCTTCGCATGACCGACGCGCTGGGGAACGAGACGTACGGGCCTGCGTCCGGCAACGTGTGGACGAGGCCGCTCGGCGGGGCGATCGCCTACCCGAACCTCTCCAAGACTTGGGGCGCTCAATCCGGTTGGGGCTGGCTCGGCAACGACCGGGTCATCGGCGGCAACTACGGCGGTAACGAGAACTACGGGTTCTGGTTCTACGGCACCCAGATCAGCGACCTCTGCAAGGGCCACACGCCCGACCGCATGTACTTCTGGTCGCAGAAAGTCTCGGGCCTCTCGTCGGCCGGGAACGCCTACATCGCCTGGCACAACGCGGCCTACTACGACGGCGGCGTCCCTGGCGTCGGCGATGTCTTCCACGCCCCGAACCTCGGCACGGCTGCCGACAACACCCAGTTCGGCGCAGGCTGGTACCCGGGGTTCGCCAACGGCACCTACCGCGGGGCGTGCGTGATCGGCAACGGGCAACCGTTCAAGGCGCTGTACGGCATGTCCGAGGCGGGCAGCTCGGGAGCGATCACGATCTACTTCGACCAGTAGCTACCCGACCCACAGCGACACTTCCCAGTCCTCGCCAGCAGCGAGCGCCGTCCAGATGTGACCCACGGCAACGACCGAGAACACGAGGCCCCGCCGTTCGGCCTGCCGGTAGGCCTCGCCGATCTTCATCAGCCACTCGGTCTGCTGCTCGGACCATTGCCGATGCGTGCCGGATCCGCGTGCCCCGATCTCGGGCCAGATCGCCCCGCAGCGCGACCAGTAGTCGAGCTGGCGGAACGACAGGCCCGTCAGGACGGCGACCTCGTCGGTCGAGTAGTAGCCGGTCGTGGTCGTGGTCATCGCTTCTTCCTCCATCGAGCTGCCTGTGGACAAGTGGCGAAGTGGCTGGTGTAACGGTACGGCGTGGCCTGCGTTCCTGTGGACGGGTTATATGCAACCACGGGCAACGGCAAACCCGGTGGACGCTCGACCCAGTCGACGATCCCGAGGTTGCCACCCTCGACCGCTTCGACGTTGAGGGGCATCTGCTTCTTCGTCGTCAACGACTCGACCCAGCGGATCGGCGCGCCGCACGACCCGCAGTTCCCATCGGACCTCAGCACGGGATGACCAGCTCGTAGCGGGCGTGTCGAGTCTCGGCCAGGTGCCGGTCCTCGGACGCCGAGGTCGTGAACTCGACCCGGCACTCGGCGCAGCGAGTCCGGTACGGACCACCAGCCTCGTGCTTGGTGGTCCGTACCCTCGTCCTCCCAGCGACCCGTCCGCTGCCAGGTGGGACTCCTATGCCGAGGCGCTTGGCCTCCTCGGCGGTCAGCCGTGCAGCCGTCATCGGCCTCGCCGGTCGAACGCACGCAACGCCGACACGAGCGTCTCCTCCGCAGCGACCAACACCTTGAGCTCTGCGAACAGGTCGAGCTTGTCCTGGCGGCGTTGCTTCAACGTGAGCTGGATGTCGGCGAGGTCTTGGCGCAGGGTCGCTTCGATGGCGTCGAGCGGATCGTCCGGCTCGGCGGCCTCGACCAGGTGCAGTCCGTCGTCACTCATCGCTGCCCTCCCCGTCCAAGTCGAGTCGCTGGATGCCCTTGGCCTTCTCGATCGCCAGGCGTTGAGCTTCCAACACGTCGCTGACCAGCTCGGGCGACACGACCGTCGCGGTGCCAGCACGCAACGTGTGGACCCGGCGCAGGGCATCGACCCCGGTGAGGCCCTGGTAGTCGACCCTCGACACCTGACACTCGAGAACGACGTACACGGTGTCGCCCAAGTGGTACTCGGCTGGGTCGACGAGCATCGCATCGCTGAGGCCGTCACCGGCGTTCGTGACCTTGATGCTCGACTGCAGCACGTCTCGGCCCTCAAACGACGAGAGGGCCTCTACGGGGTTCTTAGCTGGGTTTCTGGATGTTCGGGCCAACGTGGCCTCCTTCTGGTTTGAACGCAGCAGAGGCGCATATAGGCCCCGATGCGGCGCATGTGGTGGGAATCACGGGAGATACGACCGTGCGGCGTTGGTCGCTTCCCAGACTTGGGCGTCGACCCCGGCACGGGTCCGGCGCTCGACCGGGGCACCGGCCGCGGTGAACATCGCCCGCGCCCATCCCCCGGTCACCAGCTCGATCCGGCGAGGCCGAACCGATGACGGGTTCATGGCGAGGCCCGTGGCGATCTCCTCGTCCGTGCGACCATCCCTGGCCGACCGCAAGTAGTTCAGCACCCTGGCCCGCTGCGTCCCGGTCCGCGGGTACACGGCGAGCGCCGCATTGCGGCTCGTGGCCGAGTGCGCTTGGAAGCGACCGAGATGGTTCGTGTCGGGCGGCTCCCAGACGAAGCACGGCCCGTCGAGACGATGCACGGTCCCGAGCGTGCACGGCGACCCGCACACGCACGTCGGTTCGTCGAAGAGCGTCACGACTTGGCCTCCGAGGACGGCGGCTTCAACCAGTCCAACACCCACTCAAGTGCTTCCCCGTGCTTCGACACCGGCAGGTCGACCAGGCCCATCCCGAACCGCTGCCGGAACTCGTTGCGCAACTCGACCTGCACGTCCACCGGCGCAGCGTTGATCGTCTCGCGGATCCGTTCCTCCGCGCCGGACCTCGACCCGGTCGCCTGCTGGTGGCGCAACTCGTCGGTCGCCGCCTTCGCATCGTCATCGTCGACTGCCATCGTGAACAGGGTGACGAGGGCGTAGCGGCGCAGATACGTCAACGCCCCGCCCAACGCTTGCGGGTCACGGAGCTGCGGCAACCGGATCGGGTCGAACGTGATCCACTCGCCGGACGTGTGCAGCAACGTCGTGCGGATCGACAGCTCCCCATCGACCGAGGTCGGCACTTGGAACGGTCGCAACCCGTTCTCCTCGCAGACCCGTTTCACTTCGCCCAGCACGTCGGTCAGGTCGGCGTACGTGTACTTGTACTTCCCCGTGTCGACCTCATTGGTCTTGCGGACGATCTGCACGAGGCCGAGCGCCGCCCAGAACGCGGTGACGGCCTGGCCTCCCGGCTCGCTCGTGGTGAACGGCGCGGTCATGGCTGGCTCCACGTCGAAGCCTTGACCGGCTCGCCTCGATGCGGCGTGCGGACGGCGTTGTCGGCGAACCGAACGGACGGCACCTTCGCCGGTCGACCGTTGTCGTCCTCGGTGAACTCGCACCAGTCGTCGGGGTCGAGGCCGATCGCCCGCAGGCCCGTGAGCTTCCACGACGGGGTCAGGACGGCGAGCAGGCGCACGGCCAAGTCCTCCGCGGTGAACGCTTCGCCAGTCTCGGTGTTGATCAGGTGCTCGCACCCGAACGCTCGCAGCGCCGCTGGCAGCAGATCCTCGTGTCGCCAGGCGTGCCGGTCGTACGAGTTCGACGCCTCCAAGACGGCCACGCCTTCGATGACGAGACGCCGGACCTCGTACTGGGCGAGCGATGCCGCGGTCGCCGTGTTGAGCGTGGCCCGCACGAACCGCATATCGGCGAGCAGCGCATCGAGTCGTGCGAGCGCCTGGCCGGTAGCGATCGGGTCGTCCCGGTACTGGTCGACCTCGGCGTCCATCGCCATGAAGAAGCGGCGCAACGCTTCGACCCAGTCGGGCGCTGCGGTCGAGCTGGCGACGAGAGCGGTCGCTGCTGGCACCGTCCAATCGGATCGGTGGCTGTTGGGAACGTGTCTCGACTTGACCCCGTAATGGTCGAGGGTGGCGGGAACGTTGGCGGTCATGTGGCCTCCTGAGCTGGTCGGTGGATTGGATTGCTCGTAGGCGATCCTAGTCGATGGGCGAGGGCGCATCGGCGATCGTACGTAGCGACACCTAGGAATGACGGAGGGCCAGGCCGTTGACCGACCTGACCCTCAAACGTCTGAGCAAACCAACCGAGCCGGGAACCACCCCGACGCTGCCGACCGCACGAAGCGATGACCGCATCATAGCCCGCACTAGTCGTCGTTCGTCGAGTCGTTCGTGTCGAGTTCGCCACGCCCCGGCGAGCCGCCTACGATCGGCCCAGAGCAACCGAACCGAACCGACGCCATACGAACGGCGGCGGCGTATCTCGTACCCGCCTCGACAGCGGTGCCCCTGGGTCAGAGCCAGCGTCGCAGCGCGCCCACACGTCGGCGAGGCGCGGCCAAGCGCGGCAAGATGCGGCCTGTCGAACACAGGTGAGGATGAGCAGGGGGATCTTTACCCGAGCGACGGTCGAGGCCGGAACGAAACGCTGCGAGCCACCCAGCCGCAAAGAGCACGGCGATCCGCAGGATCGGCCAGGGACGATGAAACCGTCCGGCTCGACTCGGCGGCCACCGGCTCGACACCAAGTCTGCGACCGCGTTACGGGGCGCAAGAACGCCCTAGCTCGCCCTACGATCGCTCGATGCCCAACGCTTCCCCCTGCTCGACGTTCGACTGTCGCTGCGGCCATACGGCTCCATGCCCGAGCTGCGGGCGAGTCGTTCACGTCGCCGGTCGACTCGTCTCGTACCATCCACCCTGCCCCGCCGACATCGGCAACGCCCCGCCGAGGTCGAGACGGGAACCGGGGCGCTGCTCGGCGACCACCAAGCGCGGCGCTCGATGTCCGAACCCGACCGACCGAGCATGCGGCCTCTGCCACGTCCACGACCCTGACGGGACATTCCGACGCCAGCAGCGGCGCAAACACAAGATGTAGTGGTCGAGGCCCCGAGCAGCCACCACATCTTGACGCCTTCGCCACGACTAGCTAGCAGCGCCTACGATCGACGACGAGCCAACCACCCGTCCACGAACCGAGGCCCAATGCGCAGACCCGACCAAACCCCGCTACCGGGGTTCGACACGTTCCTCCCCGCCATGCCGATGCCGACCGACTTCGACACCTTCTGGCGTTGCTACCCGAACAAGCAGGGCAAGTCCGAGGCCCGCAAACGATGGGCCAGGATGACGCCCGCCGAACGATGCGAGGCCGCCGACACGCTCGGCATGTGGGTCGAGTTCTGGAAGCTCGCCGGGACCGAGCAACGCTTCATCCCGCACGGCTCGACGTGGCTCAACCAACGGCGCTGGGAAGACGACCTCCCCGAGCTGCCCGCCCCGACGCTGACCCGTGCCCGCGGCATGGCCGGACTCGCTGCCCTCCGAGCGATCGCCAACGCCCAGCAGCCACCGAAGGCGATCGGCCAATGAACATCGACGATGCGATCGGAGCAATGGAGTTCCTCACGGCGATGACGACCGGCTGGTCCGACGACGCAGCCGCCGCCTACGCCGTCGAGCTGTCGAACCTCGCCGACCCAGAGGCCCTCTACCGAGCAGTCCACCAGGTCGCCGCGACATGGACCGATGCGTGGCGACCCTCCCTCGCTGTCGTTCTCGAGGCCTACAAGGTCGAGCGTGAGGCGCAACGTCGTCACGAGGAGGGCGGGCGCATCGACCGTGGCCCGTTCGTCCCGCTCTACCGTGGCCTGGCGATCGCCTGGGAGACGTACGTCCACGACTGCAACGCTCGTGGCGTCGAGCCGTCTCGTGCCCTGTTCGGTCGCTGGGCCGCAAGCCTGCCACCGCCACCACCGGTCCCGGTCGAGTGACACGCAATACGATCCCGCTGGGCGTGCGTTCGGAAGTGATGGCCCGTGACCGTCATTGCCAGGCGCACGCCCGCGGGTTCGCCCTCGACCTGCCGTGCGCCGGGTACCTGGTCGTTCACCATCGCATCCTCAAAGGCATGGGCGGCACGTCGATCCCCGAGCTGAACGAACCGGGCAACCTCCTCGTGTTGTGCGACCGGCATCACGTCCACGCCCACGAGCGCGACCGAGCAGGAGCAGAGGCGACCGGAATAATCGTGCGCCGGTCGTAGGGCGAGCTAGCCTGTGGCCTCGTGACCGTCGACCCGACCCACAACCTGCCAGGCCAGATCATCGCCGTGCTGGACGAGCTGGAAACGGCGACCCACGACTACGGCGTGGCGCTCCGCAAGTCGAACGCATCCGAGGCCGACTACCGACTCGCCTTCGCCGGGGCCGCAATCAAGCTCGCTGACGGCGCGGTGGGGAAGATGACCGTGGCGACACGAGAGGCCCACGCCCTGCTCCAATCACGCCACGAGTACCAGCGTTGGATGATCGACTCGGCGGTCGCCGACTCGTCACGCCAGCTCCTGTACTCGCTGCGGGCCAAGCTCGACGCCCTCCGCACGCTCAACGCAAACGTCCGCGCACTCACCGATCCGAGGCTCCCATCATGACCACCGCACCCTCGACCTTGAACGGTCGCAAGCCAACCACCGAGGCTCGCAAGGCCCTCGCTCGACTACGCCGCGTGTCCGAGCAGATCGCCCAAGCGGACGCCCGCCAGCGTGCCAGGCTCGCCGAGCGTTACGACCTCGCCGTGGCAGCGCGCGAGGGCGGGGCGACGTGGCCGCAGATCAACGGCGCGGCAGGGGTCGCCAACATGCAAGCCACGGTCAATGGGAAGCGCCCCGAGGTGTAGCCGTCGACCCTGCGTCCGGCAGGGAATGTGGAAGTGGCGCTAGGCACCCCTACGATTCTCGCCATGAGCAAACAAACCACACCCACCCCCACACCCACCGCATCGACCGACAAGGTCGAGCGACTCAACCTGGCGAAGGTCGAGCACGAGGCCATCAAGGCATGGAAGAAGTCCGGCAGCAAGGGCGACGCCCCAGCGACACCGAACCTCGATGCGATCAACGCCGACAAGGCATCAGGAGGATCGACCGTGAAGAAGTCGACGAAGAAGTCCAAGTCCGACAACCCCCGCCCCGAGCGGGCAGAGGGCATCACGTTCATGTACAACGGCAAGCCGGTCGCCCACAACTTCCTGGCCCGCCTCGCCGCCAACTTGAAGATGCCCGTCACCGACCTGCGAGTCGAGCTGGCAGCCGCTGGGATCGAGACGCCCGAGATGCAGACGTGGTCGCTGGCGATCGGCGAAGCCGTCATCGGTGCCGTCCTGCCCGGCGACGAAGTCCCCGCCGACCTCGCCGTGATCCGGTCGAGCCGCAAGGCCAAGGTCGCCGACGAGCAGCCGGTCGAGTACGCCATCGTCCGCACCGCGGCCCGCAAGTACTCGGCGCTTCGCAACGGCGTCGAGCTTGACCGTCCGGTCGACTCGGCGAAGAAGGCGCAGGCGATCATCGACGCCAACGGCGGCCCCGCCGACCTTGAGGTCGAGGACGTGCGGGAGGGCGCAGCAGCCTGACCCGTTCGCA